GTGATTGGATCGGATCATCTGGGTTACTTGGAGATCGTAAAGAACCTGAACAGCTTCATCGCGATCCGTTCCAAGAGTCTGTTCATAGGCTTCTGGCGTCCCTTCGCTGAACTTGCTGATTGTGTTGAAATCGATCTCGTCGCCAATCGTGACGACCTCGTGCGGCTTAAACTTGCTGATAAAACTAACTAGATTCTTGACTGCGTGTCTATCGTGGAACGGCACTTGAAGGTCGCTCACTATGACTATTCGCTTCATTTAATCCTCGTCGTCATCCTCATAGGGTAGGCGATCCACTCGGTCGGGGATCGATGGCATAAGCCAATCAGGGTAAGCATCTCGGTCAGTAATAATCGCCAGACATAGATCAACGGCAAAACCTGCTCGCCTGAGACTCTTATAGAACTCATGCATGCAGATAGCGTATTGATCAAGCTGTGAGTAAGTATCGAGATCGATGACTTTCTTCTTTGCCATGGACTTAGTGTGACTTACCTAGTAATTCGATAATTGTATCGACACGCGCTTCTAGTCGATTTACTTGATCCTTGATCGATGAGCCGCCATTGGGCTTAAGTTCATTGAGGTAATGCTTCACCAAGAACTGTAGATAAGCAGCTACTCCGCCAAGGACTGTAACTATTCCTACGGCGATTGCCGCAATATCTACCGCGTCCATTACTTTTTAGGGCTCGCGTATCCGAAGACTCCAGCAACGATCGATCCAAGAATGGCGCGATAGTCAAGAGCGAAGTTTGAGGTTGTACCCCAGACGGCCAAGAATGCTCCGATTGAGATTACTGCTGGGTGCTTCATGTTCATTCTGTTTCCTCATCTGGTAGTTCGATTTCTTCGATTACGTTGTTATTTGGCTTGGTTGGGTCATAGCCGCCTAGGCCGTAAGTAATTGATTTCATTATGCCACCCTGTATTGAATACGAGTTGCGGCGGCACTTGTCGCGGATGCACTTCCCCAAGTTGAAGGTAGAGCACCGCTTATGCTGTCTTGTAAGTATTGTGCAAAATAAGCGGCACTAGGGCCTTGAGTAGTTGATGAGACTGGTGCCCAGTTTCCGCTAGTAGCAGTAGTTCCGTAAGTGATGGTTCTTCCTGTTGCACCTTGCCACACCCAACCGAAATAATAAAGTCCTGCTGATAACGCTTGTGAAACTGTAATTGCTTTGAGTCCGGTCGTTGTCCCTGAAACCGTGCCAGCATCCAAGACTAATGATGAAGGTTCTCCGTTAGAATTGCTGTTATAGATACCAAGTCTGACTGTTGATGATGCAGCTTGTGTTTGCACTTCCATACCAAGGCGATCAATGGTTATACTTTCTTGGATAAATACTGGGTAAACATAAAGTCTATTCAAAGTTGCTCCAGCATTGCTTAGGACTGCGCCATTTCGAGATTCATACCAATAAGTCGATCGATAGTTAATTTGAAAAGGGTTTGCGTATTTCTGCGCGATGTTAGATAGATCAATACCGATGTTTGCGGATGTTGAAGTGCCAGAGTTTGTGATTGGCGCAGTAACGGCAATGACGCCAGATGCGCCTTGCGCGCCTGTGGCTCCAGTTGCTCCTGTTGCACCCGTATCACCTTTAGCGCCTTGGACTCCGACGGATGAAACGACTACATTATTAACGTCTTCTGTAATTGTTAATGAGTTGATCTGAGGTTGGATAACGATTGTGTCGGTCATGGAGTTAGTTGCCCATCGACCGTCGCAAGTCCTTGGATCAATCGAGTAACCACTCCAGCACCCGAAGTGATCTCTAGTTCATAATCGTATTGAGCAGCTTCTAAAGCCGCAGACTGAGCAGCAGTTACGCGGATTGCCAAAGTGCCTGTGTTGGCAGTTATGGTAATTCCTGAGGACGAAGTTAGGTTAAGAGCTGTCGTGTTAGAAGAGACTAGGCGAAACTGCATTGCGGCTGTGTACCCTGTTAGGTTAATAGCGGCTCCAGCAGAATCTTTATACTGGATTGTGAGAAACCAGTCGGCTCCCTGGTCTATTGTGTAATTGTAAGACTCAGCCATTTGTGCCTCCTAGTAACGGGATATTAAAGAACGAAGTGTCTGCATCGCCTTGTTTAGTGAAAGAGATGTGGCAATGATGATTATGCGGATTGCTTCCAGAATACTTGCGCCAGCGCCAGCCCATGCGAGGCGATGCAATTCGCCCGGCAAAGATGATGTAGGACACTCTGTTCTCACCGCGCTTGGCCGCGAGTCGAATCTGATCTGCAATATCGGGCATGAGGTCGGGCTTGCCTGACTTATGTACATCTCTATCGACATCGATGGCTCTAACCACCCCTGTCTTTGGATCAGGGTTATGGTCACTAGGACGCGCTGAATGACGGAGATCGCCGATCCAACCATCGGAACGCCTATCACGATCTGGGAAGGTATCATCGAACTGTTCGCGCAACTGTTGCCCAGCCTTGCATAATACTGGCTTCATCCGAGCAATAACTTTGCTTCGTCTTCTGTAATGCCTAAACGCTCCAATAGTGCAGCCTTGTTAGTATTTTTTTCTTTACGGGCTGCTTCACGCTCTGCCGCTTTTTGTAGATCAATTTCATGCTGCGCTAATTCTTCAGCGTTCATTTCGCGAGTAATCACTTGATCGGTTTCAAGATCATGAATTGTTACTAGTAGTTCGGACATTAGTTAATACCCCATATCTTGATGTTGCCCTGCGCTGCAAAATTAACGCTTCCAGACAAAATAGTGACCGATGTGATTGCGCTAGTGTTCTTATAGGCAAAAGTTCCGTGAGCTGTGAAAATGTTTGATGAACCGCCATAAAGCGCGGACAAAGATCCCATCCCCGTCTTATACGCCGTGGTGGATGAATAAAGCGGAATTCTCAAAGCGACCATCGCGTTATTTGTTGCGTTGATGTTGTTGATGTTTCCAAATTGTAATTCGGTCGAAGGATGTGAATTGGCTATTGCACCATAGTTTGCTTGGTACAAGAATTGGTCGTAGTTGCTTGCACTGTCTGAATTAAATCGAATGCTTAAAGTCTCGGCACTGGCCAAACCGAAATTTTCAATAGCGACCAAAAGCTCCGTGTATGCCGTTGAAATGCTGCTCACTGTGATCGTATTAGTTGCAGTGATTGCTGTGGTCGATAACAAAGTCATTCCACCCGTCGCCGGTGTTGCCCATTTGAGTCCAGTTCCCTGAGCTGAGTCGGCTGTAAGTACAGTGCCATTTGCGCCTACTGGCAAGCGTGCAGGAGTATCGGCTGCGGTTGCAGTAATTAGATCGCCCTTAGCGTCAAGAATAAGAAGCGGATCAACTGCCACCCATGAGTAATCTAAATCTGTATTAGAAGCCTTGGATAGAACTTGGCCAGTCGTACCGCCTTTAAGATCAATTAGAGCTGTGTCGATATCTTGACCGAGTGCGGCAATAGCGGTAGCGCCATCCTTTACTAGGTCTGTGGACTGGGGTATATCCCATCCAAAGTTAGTTGTTGTTGTTGCCATTACGCTACTGCTCCAATCGCTTCTAGCCAAGTTAGGCTGGTATTAAGTGTATTCCAAGTTTCTGCCGCGCTTACCTGTTCCCATTTTACCGCAACTTGGGAGAAGTTCACAGGAGAAGCGTTAAATGTTACCGTGAGATTATTCAGGCTTGCCCTAAACGTCCACCCCTCGATGTAACCTTGAAATTCCCCATTTGTGATGTTAGGGGGTAGGTTCTGAATCCAGACTGGCTGACCTAAAAAGATGTTGATAAGAGCATCTCGATCGGCGTCATCGATCTCTGGGTTTCCAAGAACGAAGGTAATGTTCTGGAATTTAGCATAAGGAAAGGCTCGAAGTTCGATATAACGATCCGCAAGGTCTACTGCGTCACTATTGTTCTTAATTCTGGACGTATAAGACTCACCGTAAACTCCGTAAAGTGCTTGGCTTTCTAAATCTGTGGCCGTGTAAACATGGCTCCCAGTATTGCCAGATGTGATGGTGAATGAGTTGCGAAGATCGCCAGCCCGAGTCGTAGCTGATAAACCTAAGCCGTTGGCATGGTTAGCGTCTAAGGTCGTGTATCCATTATTGGCTAGGTAATCTTGTCGATGAGTCGAATCCGCATAACCGATACGGCCTGCTGCGTCCTCGTAAAGGACTCCAAAGGCTGAGTTAGCGATAGCCGTGCAAAGAGAATAAAGGTCTGTGTTGCTCGATGATCGAGCGATAAGTTCATAATCACCAGGTTGATCTATCTCACCTAATCCTACGTTTACGGCATTAGCCCACGTTTCTGTAGGGTTGTAAGTTGCCCATGTTTCCGCAGGGAGAACGTCATTCCACGATCCTAAAAGATAGCCATTGAGAAGTGTGTAAATCTGATCGCCGTCAAAGTCGGCATTTAATACGCCAGCATCAATAATCTTAGGTAGTTTAGATAGGGCTCCAAGTGCAGTAATGCTGGCCACGGTTGTATAACCTAGATCGCCAGCACGATTAACCGTTACCGTAAAGTCGGATATAAGGCCACCAAAGATCGGGATATAAGTCCCTACTGAGTCTGTAACCTCTACCGTAAGGCCTGTCCCTACAGTAAAATCGTAACTAGCGTTATTAAGATTTAGTAACTGTAACTGGCAATACCCGGCAACGGGTTGCTGGTAGATGTCGGTACGGCCTGAGGTAATAGTAAGATCGGCTATCGTGATGTTGGATAACTCGACCCCATCGATAAGAACCTTGTAATCAGGGGTATAAGCCGTCATGGCGTAGAGAATCCTGCCGCGCCAAGTGTGCCTCTAGCTGCTGAGTTGTTAAGGACGTTTACAATTGTTCGAGCCGTACCTTCTGGGTCGATTGCGCCGTTCACGGTAATGTTCGTCTGACTAGAAGGAACCGTAACTCTTGGTAATGTTGGGCTGGCAGATATTCTTGGAGTTACTGGAGTTGGGTTATCTCCTCCGCCAAAAAATCCAGAAACGGCAGAAGCCGCGCTCTTGATCGCGTTAATGATGCCCATGATGCGATTGTAGATATTAGTTAAAATCGACACAAAATCTGCAAAGGTATCGATTGCCCCAGCAATAAAATTACCGAGCCCCTTAAACGCCAAGCCGAGAGTTTTGCCAATTATAGGAGCAAGGAAGTCCTTAGCAAAGTTGAAGATTCCTACCATGAAATCGTAGAAAGGTTGCAGTTGCGTATTGTTGTCTTCTAAGGCTTTGCGAACCGTGTTAAACGCGGTTGTAACTCCGTTAATAATCGGCTGAATGATCTTCATTACTGGCGCTAACTTATCGCCTAGATTGCTGGTGAAATTTGAAATTGCTGGAATTACTTTGTTTACGATGGTTTCAACCATAGGAGTAATAGCCGTAAGGATGTAAGCGCCTACTGTTTCCTTACCTTCATCGAAGGCAATCTTGAGTCGATCCATCTTGCCTTGGAATGTATCTGCCTTAGCTGAGGCTTGGCCTTCAAAGGTGCTGGCCAATTTGGCAGTTATCTGCTCCATCGACATGGTGGCTAGTTCTGTCTTAGATAAGCCAATACCTAAACGGCCAAGCGATGCTGTATTGCCTTCAGCTGCGCGAGCCATGGCGTTAGTTACTGCTTCTAATGACTTGCCGCTACCCGCCGCAACATCGATGGCAATAGTCTGTAATTCTTGGGCTTTCTGTAAATCACCTGTTGAACGTGCTAAACGTTCAAGAGATGGGCGAAGTTCATCATCTGTAACGCCAAAGGCTAGAGACGTCTTAGTTATATAATCTTCTGTTGCCGCGATCTGCGCTTCTGTTGCCCCTGTAACATTCTGAAGGGTTAAGGCTAATTTCTGTTGCGCGGCTGCATCTGCTATTGCTGACTGAACGCCATCGATGGCAAGCTTGCCCGCGTAGGCTACGGCTGCGGCTCCAGCAGCTGCGAAGGCTAGTCCGGCTTTCTTACCGAACTCGGATACTTTGCCACCAAAGGTCTGAACTTCTCCATCGGCCTTGTTAAGGTTCTTTGTAAAGTTATCAACGTCTGCAAGGAGTTTAAGGGTTAAGGCTCTGGATGTTCCAGCCATTATGTCCACTCCTTTAGAATCTTATCGAATGAGGCAGTCCATTTGGCGACTATCTCAGGTTGAATCCTGCGTAATGTTGGATAAATAAACCAGCCCTTTGATCCACGACCTTCACGGCCTGACCAGACTGGGAACTGCTTAAACTTGTTAGAACCGAATTCAGAACCGCCCCAAATATCTTTGGTGGTTGCCCCACCTGAGAATTTTTGAGAAGCGAACCCGTAAGTTATCTCACCGATCTTCGATGATTTCTTTACACGGGCTCCGGTAGCGATGCGACCAGCTACTGCTCGGCTTGGACGAGAGTTAGCCGTTTGGATAATCTCTGATCGAGCAAAGTCCGCCAGCGCTCCCGACTGGCGTTTCGCTTCATCTTTTGCTTCATCGGTCATACCCTTAAGCGCCTTGAAGACTTGACGAAGTTCAGTCTGGTCTAGTGCTACTTGCTCACTTGCCACGATTGCGCTCCTCCAATACTTCGATAGCAGTCAAGATATCCTCACCTGTTCGCCAATGATCCATAGGGATCTGAGTGGCTATTGCCAGTTCTACTAAGAGTCGGCTTACGCTTCCTCTTGGATGACTTTTGGGCTCTCATCACCGACTTCAACATCAGCGACTGATTCCATCCATACATCCAACGGCTTAGTTGGCTTGCCCCCGGCATCTCTTTTCATAGCGCTATGAGCTACATAAAGGATGTCCCACATTCCGCCGAACTGAGCAATAACCTTTTTAGTGGTCAATTCCCATTTGGCGTAATCTGGCGGACGCACCTGGTAAGTGGTTTCCGTTCCGTCAATATATTTAATTGTTATGTTCTGTTGCATTGTTTGCTCCCGTTTCTAGTTTTAGCTGAAGGTTTCTGTTACTGCACCCTTTGATACCTTGAATGTAAAGTCTACAGTCTGAGCATCTGTTCCAGCGCCACCTGCTGTAGGAAATTCTGGCAGGATTGGAAATACGAACTGAGCGCCTGTGGCCGCAGTTAGTGTAACGCTGATGTCTGTATCTGGAGCGGTTTCTGCTGCTGTCCAAAGTGCCTCACATACTGAGTTAGCCTTGCCCCAGTCAGCGAGCATTGATAGTGCGAAAGTACCCTCGATGTTGGTGGTCTTGTAAGCCTCACCGTCGAGTGTCTGATAGGTCTCGCGAAGGTTAGTCTTTGTGAGTACTGCTGATGTTGCTTGTGCTTCGATATCTGTTCCACCTGTGAAAGATAGAGAAATATCGCGCCCTGTAATTACGACGGTTGCCATATTATTGTCCTTTAGTTTGTTTGTGTGTAGTAGGTGGATACTCTGATATCGGCAACCAAGCAATTGGATGGGCCGACTTGAGTTACCGTTGGTTTTTCAACCGATCCGATTGTGTACCCGACTGGGATAACTTTCAGAACGCTCATTACTAGTTGCTCGAGATTATCGAGTGACGCTGGGTTAGAGTTGTAAGCAACTGCAACCGAAATAACAAGATTGATCTTTGTGTGAAGTGTCGTCTTACCGATTGTTTCTAATTCTAGGTAAGGTGAATCTGGGACTGTAACGACGAAAGGAACCATAGGAGCCTCTGGGACGTACGCGTACACGTTGCCTGCCACGTTAGCAAAGGCTGTAGCTAGTGGCTGGCGTACTGTGTCTAGGATTGTGTTAGGCATTATTGCACCATGGAATCGGTGTCGATGTAAGCACCTAGAAGCCCCGATACTCTGTTGAAAAGACTACGGCCTAAACGATAAGGCGATACCTGAGTAAAGTCCACGCCCTCGATCTGCCCACCTGGAGCGATGCGAGATTGGAAGACTTCTACCGATACTGCCAAAACTGCTGACTCTACTGCTGGAACGCCAACATAAGTAGAAGCACCGGACAATGTAGCCAGCCCTGAAGGAATGACCTTGCGCTCTGTGATATCTGCGTTTGTGATTGATACTGTAAAGAAACCATTGAAATCTCTGTAAACTCCATCGACGAATATGCGAGAGTTTGAATTGACGATAAAGGTATCCACGTCATAATTGCTAGATTCTAGAATGGTAAAAGTTCCGTTGAAAGGGGAGCCGCATCCAGTAATGACTACGCTCTGACCCTCTGCAAAGTTGTTTTCGCCTAACACTTGATAAGTGGCGATATTGTCTTCTAGTTCTACTGCTGATATTGGTGATGCGTACTTAACTAGCATAGGCAAGATTACGGCCTCAGCTGTATCTATTACATCTGTTAAATAGGCGTCACTATAAAGGGATGTAGAAACGCCAAGGATCGACCTTAGTTCTGCTACGGTGGCGATAGTTGCCATCTCTACATCCTCTCTAGTAAACGACTGGGGGAGCGATCGGGAGCAACCGCCCCCCCATGATTAGTTTGTGACTACGCGACCATGTAACGGTATGATCCAGCGCCAAGTTTCGTGGCCACTGCTCCATAACCGTAGTAGCCAACTTCTACCTGACCTGTTGAGATGAGGTTTGTCTGAAGTGATAGGCGTGGTGACTCGTACCATGTGTACGCATCTGGGTTAATGACGATCATTGTGTTATCGCCAATGCCCGAACCATCTGTTAGCGCACGTGATACGCGAAGGTTGAGTCCAAGAAGGTTTCCGCGAACTGCAGTTGCAGTTAGGTTTCCACCTGCGTTTTGTGGATTGATTGTCTGTGTAAAGATTGGACGGTTTGAAGAATCGACCAAGCCCATAAGAGCGCCCCATTGTTCTGGAGATACAACAATGTTCTCGGCAAATCCGAGTGTGCCCTTGTAAATTGAAACTGCTGCATCTGATACGAAGTCAGCTGCAAGTGCACCTGTTGTAATCGCTGCGCGGTTTCCGCCGTCTGTTCCGCCGTTAATCAACGCTGTTCCGACTGCTGCGTCTGTAGCCTTTGCGTATGCGAACTCCATCTGACGTACGAGTTCTGCAAAGAATGCAGGTGATGAACGATCAAGAAGCTCTAGGCTGAATGTCTGACGGCCAATAAACTTCTGAACATTTACAGAAACAAACGCTGAATTCATATCTGTCTCTGATGGTGCGCCGCCTTCAGATGCTACTGCAACTGTTGGAGCAACTGTGATCTTAGGAATCTCAAAAGTCATACCTGCATCAGGTAGAGCTCCGCGAGATACTGAGTCAATGAATGGACGATCTGCATTTGAGATGCCATTGATAACTTCTGTTAGCTGACGTGTTGGTACTAGACCAGCGTTGTCTGTTGTGTCTGCTGCTGCTGCAACGTACATCTTTGATGTCTCGTTACCAAGTGAAGCGCGGACTGAATGCTCGAGATAAGAAGCCTTATCAACGATAGGGTTACGAACTGTTGTCGAAATGTAAGGTGCAGTTGCAGCCTTAACTTCGACTCTTGCAGCCTCTACCGTTTCTGCGGCAGGAGCGACTTCTGGAACGGTAGTGTCTGGCACTTGTTCTCCTTCTGTGGTTGATGGTATTTCTTCCTGAGTTGGCTCAGAAACTTCGTTTTCTACTGCCGCTACTTTTGCGACCTCAGCGCCTGGAATCGCGCCATCTGTGACGAGACTGACCTCGATCAAGTTACTTGCGCTGATAGCCATTACGCCATCCTTGTTATTCCACTCTTCGACATCGACGCCGACGCTGAAATCTGAACGAAGGCCAGTAGCGGCCTCTTCAAGTGCGTCATTACCGGCGGTTGTCTTAGCGATCTTAAATTCAGCCGTTATGCCCATTTCATCTTGCTCAAAGCTGACGAGCTTGCCTAAAGGTCTTGTTGTGTCGTGCTGAAGCACTAGCTTGGTGTTCTTAGACATCTTGATCGAATCCTTTTCGAACATTGTCCGACCTGCTGAGGTATTGCCTTCAGCATTCCAAGAAACGATACGGCCAGCAATAATGCGTGACTCTGCATCGGCAGCCGTGATGGCTACGGGCATTGTTATCTTCATGCGTTTTCTCCTTCGTTATGGATTAAATCTTCTTCTTCTTGAATCTGTTCGACACTCATAGCGCCAATACGATTAAGAATCTCGTAAACCTGAGCGCGTTGTAGGGCATCTGTGCGAAGGAACTCGTCTAAGGAGAAACGGATCGTCGAGGTTGAGGCGATAAAGTCCGGCATTGATAGGCGTTGCTCAATTGCAGTAAGAATTGGCTTCATGGAGAAGTCGATAAGCGAACGACGCTCTGAAACCGCGTTTGAGTAAGTCATGCTAGTCATTTCAGCGCTTACGAAATATGCAGGAAGGTTGCAAGCGCGAGCCAATTCCAGAGCGACATATTGACGAGCTTCATTGAGCTGTAGTTTGGCTGGATCGATGCCCAACGCTTGCAATTCTACATCGGCGTTAAGGAACGCAGTAGATTTAGTAAGTCGAGCGGTACGCCAAGACTCTAGAAGTTTAGAAATACGTTCGGCAGGTAAGTTGGTTCCGTTTGACTTGAGAACCTGCAAAGGTACTGGCTCTTTAGCAAAAGTTTCTGCGGCTTGCTCGAGTGCGTGAGCTGCGCGGATTGTGCGACCTGCGCGATTAAGAAGTCCTTCGTCCATTCCGTAGAATACGACCAAAGAACCTACGCCTTGATTAGGAACGACTGAGCCATCGACTTGGTAGCCAACGATCTCTGTCTGTAGGTGATTAAGTTTAGGAGTTACACGATCTGGTGCTACTCGAGTCCAGGCACGAACTCGACCTGTATCGCCGTATTGCTCTAGAACCTGTCCGTAACCGATTCCGTGAAAGAGTAAGTCTTCTGCGAGCCATGCGTAAATGGCTGAACCAGGAACGCGTGGATCTGGTTGATTGATTACGGCTGGAGTTGGTTGATGTCCACCGTTAAGTTTTGAATACTGCTCTAGGGGCAATCCTGCGAGAGTTGTGCAGATGATATTGCGAGCGCGAGCAATTGTAGGGACTGCCATTGCCTGTTGGCGGCTTGCAACCGATTGTGTAAATACAAAAGGGTTAAATGAGCCTGTGTTATTAAACGGCGCTGGAGTAGATGCCGCATCGACTGTAATTTCTACAGAAGGCTTTGATGTAAAGATATCCCGAATTCCCATTGAACATATTATACACGAACTGTCCAACTTTTAGACATTATCCTATTTGAATGTCTACTTCCGATTCTGCCCGTGTCGCAAAGTGAGTGACCATCGCAGCCGCTACCGCTCCGCAGACAATTCCTGAAGCTTTGCGTCCCATGACCCAACCGCCATCGCCTTTGTTTAGTTTGACGGCGCTGGAGTAGATGCCGCATCGACTGTAATTTCTACAGAAGTCTTGTGCCAATTTGTCTCGATGATTAATCCAGTTATATCTGAAGCGGAATGGAAGAAATGTAAGGCAGAAGTGCCAGCACTAGACATTGAGAAAGATACTTGGATGGCTATCGATCTTAGCCCAGACAGAAAACACGGGTCGTTGGTCGCAGGCCAAAGAATCGATGGCGATAAGTTCATGGTGACGTTGCTTCACACTTGGTTTAACCCAGTTGCCCTAGACGACAAGGAAATGGCCAACGATATTGCCTTTTGGGTGCGCAAGTTCCCAGTCAATCAAGTTGCCTTTAGCAAGTCCACCGCCGGGGCGGTTGCAGCTCGATTGCAACCAGCAGGAATCCCGATGTACGAAATTGGCGGTCAGGATTATCAGCAAAGTTGCGATGAGTTCGTTTCAGCCGTTACATCGATGCGCCTTCAGCATTCCGATCAAGAAGAATTAACTAAGCAAGTCCTAAGCGCCGTCAAACTTACTCGAGGCGATGGCGGTTGGGTCATGGGGCGTAAGGCTTCTGGAATTGTGTGCGGTGCAGTAGCTGCAGCGATGGTCACACACTTTGCGACACGCGCTGAATCAGAAGTGGACATTCAGATAGGATAATGTCTAAATGTTGGACAGCTAGTGTATAATATGTCCAATGGGAATTCGGGATATCTTTACGCAAGCCAAGCCAGTCGAGATGATTGTGGATGCGGCTTCTACACCAGCGCCTTTTAACAACACAGGCTCATTCAATCCTTTTGTATTTACCCAATCAGTAGCATCACGCCAGCAAGCGATGGCAGTTCCAACAATCGCTAGAGCTCGCAACATTATTTGTAG